AGGTCAATTTGTTGAACTTAGAGCATCACAATTTGAAGAAGGTGAAGCATTAGCAAGAGAATGGAGAGTAATTAGTGCAGGTATTCCGTTTGAAAGTAATGTTACAAACGAAGGTGCCTATGGTAGTTTCTATTCTACAGGTTCACAAGCGATTTCTGTTTCAGGTTCAGAACAATTAGTAACATTCGGTAATACATTTACATCTAACCTTATATCATTAAGTGGTTCAGGCGCTATTGAATTAGAATATAAAGGTGCTTATAGCTTTACTTATACAGCTAAGGTTCAAAACTTTGCTAATGAAATTCAATATGCTGATTTTTGGGTTAAATACAATGGAACAGACTATCCTAACTCTACAGTAAGGGCAGCTATTCCAGCAAGAAAGAATGCTTCGACACCTACAATACAACCTGTAACAGTTCAGTTATTAGATGTAGCTGTAAATAATGGAGATAAAATTGAATTATATTGGAGAGGAGATAGTACAGAACTATCCTTACAATACCAAACATTTGGAGGTACTATACCAGCAGCACCTTCAATTCGTGCAACTATACACGCTGTATAAATTAGATTAAAATGGCAGAAAATACACAACAAATAACTGTAGGTCTTGTAGCAGATACTAGTCAGGCAACTGGCAATGTAGAGAATTTTAACAATGCTTTAAACGATACTGGTAAAGCAGCTGAGAATGCCTCTAAAAAAGTAGAAAAAGCTAATGATGAAGTTAGCAAAACCGCTGCAGAAATTAAAACATCAGAAGGTGCTATTAAAGCATTAGGTGGTGCAATTAACCTTGTAGGTGGTTCTGTAGAATTACTTGCGGGTAGTTTAGCTATCAGTGGTGCTGTAACAGATGAACAAGCGGAGCGATTTGAAGCCTTAGCTGTAGGTGCTATTGCGGTAGCAGATGGTGGTAAAAGGGTATTAGAGGGTGCAGTTGAACTTAGTGAAGGATTCCAAATGTTAGGAGGAACCACAGGCATTGCTACCCAAGCTACTAAAGCATTCGGTATCGCTACTAAAGTTGCAATGGGACCTGTTGGTATTGCTATTGCTGCTATTGGTGCTATTACAACTGCTATTGTTTTACTAAAAGATAGATTCGAAGCAGTAAATAAGGTAGCAACATTCTTTGGTAATATATTCCAAAAAGTAGCTGAATTTGTAGGTTTAGCAGCTACAGAAGAAGAGAAATTTGCTGATTCACAAAAGAAAGCATCTGAAGAAACTGAATTCCAACTTAAATTGTTACAAGCACAAGGTGCATCACAAGAAGAACTAATTAAAAAGGAACGTAAGTTACTAAAACAACGTGTTGATTCATTTCTTGAAGGTACTGAAGAAAGAAAGAAAGCAGAGCAAGAACTAAAACTATTTGAAGCTAAAGTAATTTCAGATAGAGAAAAGGCTGAAGAAGATGCTGCACAAAAACGTTTAGAAAAAATTAAGGAAAACGCTGAAAAGCGTAAAGCAGCAATTGAGGCAGCTGAAGCGATTGTCAATGAAGCTGAACTATCCTTACTTGATGATCAAACACGTGAATTAACAGAACGTGAAACTAAATTCCAAGAAGATTTAGCAGCATTAAAAGCAGCTGGATTTACTGACTTTACAGCATTAACTGAAGCATATAATCAGGATGTAGCTGAAATAAATGAAAATTACAGACAACAAGAATTAGATGCTGAAGCAGAACAAACAGATAAATTAGAAGCTGAAAGACAACAACGTATTGATGATTTAGCTAGTGCTGATGATTTCTTAGCTGTAACCCAAGAAGATAAACGAGCATTAGAATTCCAGCGTTTAACTGAAGATTTTAATAAGAAGAAAGAATTATTTGAAAAAAATGGTGATTCAACTTATGAATTAGAACAAGCATATGCTGCTAGATTACAAGAACTAAGAGATAAAAATAGAGATGAAGACGAACAAAAAGAAAAAGATTATCGTCAAGCATTAACAGATTTAGCTGTAGATAGTGCTTTAGGTACTTTATCAGCATTAAGTGATCTAAACTCTATATTTGACAAAGACAATGAAGAAGCAGCTAAACGAGCATTTAACAGAGAAAAAGCATTAAACATTGCAGAAACAATTATTGGTACTTATTCAGCAGCACAAAAAGCATATACTTCACAACTTATCCCAGGTGATCCAACATCGATAGTTAGAGCACAAATTGCTGCCGGTGTTGCTATTGCAGGTGGTTTAGCTAGATTAGCAGTTATTTCTAAACAACAATTTAATGGAAATGAAGCTAGTGGAGGAACAGGTGGTGTAGCAGGAGGATCAACTAGTACTGCAGGTGGAATTATAACTCCAAATGCCCCATCAACTCCAACTCCTCCAACTCCAACAACAGCTATACCAACAACACCTTCAACAGCTGATCCTATTAGAGCATACGTTTTAGTACAAGATGTAAACAGTGCTCAACAAGCAAATGCAGTTATTAACCGTAGAAGAACTTTAACAGGCGGGTAAAAATATTTATTGATATGAAAATAGTAAAACTAGACATTGACGAAAATTCTATTTTAGCAGGCATTGACGCTGTAGCATTAGTAGAACAACCAGCAATCGAAGAAGATTTTATGTACTTTAGTAAACAAGAGTTTGCTGAGACGTATTCTGATTATCCTAAAGCCGCAGTTGAAGCAGCTAAACAAGGAATTAAACGCAATAAGGAAATTGGAAATAAGTGCGCTACACAAGTAGGAAAAGTAAGGGCACAGCAATTGGCCAATGGCGAAGCGTTATCGCTTGATACCGTACGAAGAATGCGAGCTTTCCTAATAAGACAAAAGGACAATTATGAACTACAACGTGAAAGAGGTAATTATGATAGTTGTGGTTATATCTCTTATTTACTCTGGGGTGGTGAAGCAGCATTACCTTGGACTGAAAAAGTATTAAGACGTGCTGGTGAAGAATTTGATTTAGATGAAGCATGCTGGCCAGGATACGAGGCAATAGGTACCAAAATGAAAGATGGACGTGAAGTACCTAATTGTGTTCCTAAAGCTAACTTTAATGAATTTTTAGCTGAGGAACTAATCAAACAAGAAATGGCCGTTGAAACGCAGGGATTAGGCGATTATATCAACGAACTACCTGAAGACGTGGTAGACGGCATAATTAAAAAGTTAGACGAAGTAGGCGAGGAAATGTCTGGTTGGGTAGAAGTAGAACAAGATGAATTCTATAAAGAAGCATTTGCTACAATTAAATCTAACCCTAACAAACCATCAACTGCTGATTTTGGTAACTTAGCTGTACGTTACAGATACACAGGACCTATTGATGATAGAAATAGAAAATTCTGTCATCGCGTAATGAAATTAGGTAAGGTATTTAGAAAAGAAGATATTAACTCCCTATCAATAGAAGGTGCTAATGAAGAATTTGGAACGTACGATATATTTAAGTACAAAGGAAGCTACAACTGTCGTCATTACTGGCAGGAGATATTCTATAAACGAGAAAACACTGTTACAAACGATAAAAAACCACTCGCAATTAGTAACAGAATCTTAGATGCTACAACATTAAACCCAGCAATTACACAAGGTACTATACCACAAGGTTTCTCTGCACTGGATGAAAAGCAAATGTTAGTAGGTCCTCTTATGACTCCTAATAAACTAATAGCTAGAATGGATGAAAATGGAGACCCATACTATGTCTATTTTACTGAAGATACTATTAAAAAACTATCTTACAAGATGATGAAGGATAAGTTGATTGATTCTGTAAACATAGAACATAACAATGCTGATAAGGTAGATGATGCTTATATGGTAGAGACCTGGTTAGTAGAGGACCCTGAAACAGATAAGGCTAACAAATATGGTTTCCAGCCTGTAAAAGGACAATGGTTTGGTATTTACAAGATTGACAACAAGAAAATCTGGGATGAATATATCAAATCAGGTAAAGTGAAGGGATTTAGCATTGAAGGTTTCTTTGAACAATATGCTATGTCCAAAACTAAATGTAGAAAAAATGGAGAGTGTGCCTGTGGTAGAACAAATCATCCAGGTGGACTTTGTGATGGTTCACATTTAAAATAATTATTATGCCTATACCTACCAGAACACCATTAGAAACAAGAGACGAATATATTTCTCGTTGCATCGCTGACTTATCAGGTGAATATGATTCTAAACAAGCAGCAGCGATTTGTTACAATCAACTCTCGAAACCCTCTAACTCCAACCTATCTAAGTAACATTATTAGGAAGAAGTTATAAACTCTCTCTCTGGTCTCCAAGCTATTTTTATGTGGTTGGGGAAAAGTTTTTAATATGTATTATTAGCGGTACCATAATGGGTGCTGTATTAGTTAATTTATTAACCCAATAAACTTCGATTTATGACAAGTTCAGAATTAAAAGAACTCGTAAAGTCACACTTCAATTTAGTTGAAGCAGAAGTAGCCCCTGAAAACGTAGTGGAAGAAACATTCGGTGAATTAAAGGATATTAACGGTGCATTTACTGTTAAATTTCCAGGCGATTCAATCCAAGTTGGCGACAAAGTAACTGTTGTTACTGCTGAAGGTCAAGAAATGGATGCACCTAATGGAACACACGAGTTAGAAGATGGTACCAAAATCGTAACTGAAGATTCAGTTGTTAAAGAGATTATGGGTGCTGACGGTGAAAAAGCTTTATCTGAAGTTGAAATGGCGACTGAAGAGGAAGTTGAAGATGTAATTGACGCTGTGAAAGAAGCAGTTGCTGAAGAGGAAATGGAAATGGAACCTGAAGTATCTGTTGAAGAAATCGTAGCTGAAATTGCTGACGCACTAAAAGAAGAAATGGGCAAAATGAAAGAGAAAATGGCTGAATTAGAAGAGAAAGTAGCTAAAGTGTACGATGCACCTGCTGCTGAATCTACTAAAATGACATCTACTCCAGCCCCCAAGGCTAAATTTGCTTCATTTAACGTTGAAGAAGCCGCTAACGCTTCTCGTATCAAGTTAGCAATGGATTTAATTAAAAATAAAAAATAAAATTATTAAAGATGAGTTTAGACGTATCTGCTTTAAGTGATTTTAACAACGAAGTTGCAGGTGAACTTCTCGTTAAAACCGTATACGGTGGTTCCACTATGGAATACATCACCGTAAAAGAAGGTGTTAAGTACGAAGAACCAATTAACTTGATGGAAGTAGACCTTGTTACCCAAAACGGTACTTGTGTTAGCACTCCTTCTGGTTCATTGAACTTTACACAACGCAATATCAAAGTTTGTCCTCGTACTTCATTCGATGGCATCTGTTTGAAAGACATGGACCGCACTTACTTAGGCATCGCTGCCCTAGAAAGAGGTTCATACAACGAAACATTCGCAATGGCTTCTGCCTATTCAGAATTGTTAGTAAACCAATTCCAAAAGTCAAACGACGTATTCCTTTGGACTAACCAATCAGGTTCAGCACCTAACGCTGGATGTGATGTTGATGGTCTTAAGTACATTATCTCTGGTTCAACTGCTGGTGTAGTTGCTACAGGTTCAGCTGCTGCTACCCTTGATAACCTTGACGTAATGATTGCTGCATTAGATGCTGACGTTGCTGACCGTGACGACTTAACATTCTTCATGTCTGTTTCTAAGTTCCGTCAATTCGTAGCTGACGTTCGTTCTGCTAATGCTTATTTCTTTGACCCTACGTCGATTTCAAATCGTGGAAGCTTGTTAGAAATGCAATACCCATACCAAAACATTAAAGTTGTTGGTACTGCTGGTCTTGCTGGTTCAGACCGTATCGTATTAGGCCCAGCCAAACAAATCGTTGCTGGTACTGATTTGATGTCTGATTTCTCTGAATTCCAATTGTGGTATGATATCAATACTGACCAGTTGAAGCACAGAATTTCTACTAAACTAGGAGTTCAAGTTGCGTTTCCTAGTTACTGGGTAAGTAATGACCAAGCCTAATATTAACCCCTTAAAACCAGAATAATATGTCAACATGTGATATTACATCAGGATTTACATTAGGATGCCGTGACAACACAGGCGGTATTGCTAATTTATACATTTTATCTGGTTCTATTACCAGCGTCACTGACGCAAGTGAAGGGTTAATCTCTGGCATCACTGGTAGTGGTGAGTTCTATAAGTTCGAGTTGTTCCGTCAAACTTCTGATTTCTCAGAAGCTATTACGTCAACTCCAGAAAATGGAACTGTATTTTATGAACAAACTGTTAACGCAGTGTTCTTTAAATTACAATCCTCTACTCGTAATCAGGTAAAAGTATTAGCACAAAATCCTAACCTTAAGGTTATTGTTGAAACTAACAACGGAACAGTTGACGGCGTAGGTCGTTACTGGTTGTTAGGTGAAGACAGAGGTATGCAATTGCTAAGTGGCACTGGTGCTACTGGTACTGCATTCGGTGATTTGAATGGCTACACTTTAACCTTCACAGGTCAAGAACCAAACCCAGCTTCTGAAATTTCAGGAAGCTTAGCTGATGCACTTAGTGGCATCACGCTTGGATAATAAACCAATTAGGTAAAAGGGGTTTCGCTAACGCGGAACCCCTAACCTAATACTTTATAAGGAATATGCTTAGATTCGATAAAAACCAGGCTACTAATACCAACGCTGTTTATGTTGATACAGTAAACACAGGTTCAGGGTACTATGATACTCTGTCAATGGTTTATTCCCAATCATACGATAATAGTAATGGGTATGTTCAAGTATATCCAACATCTACTCCAAACCAGTATAAAAATTACTTGGTTTTTACCTTACCTGGTACTACATTAACGACTGAAGAAATATGGTCTGGGCAGTACGATATTGAAATTTGGACTGCTGTTGAGGCATCAGAAGGTAGATGGGGATTTATTGCTACTCCTTGGGATAGCTATAGTGAAACATGGGAAACAGCAGGTGATGCTGGTAAACCTATTAACTTTATAACTTCAGATAGAGCAATGATAGTAGGACCTAATGAATCAAGTATAACACAATATGTATCGTCCGACGAAAACGGTACTTACACGACATACAATGGATAAGAAAATTAAATTTAGTCAAATCTCTAAAGAATTTAGTGGACGTATTCAAATCCTAGAAGATAAGAAAAACGGCACTTATGTTAAATTCGGAGATTATAACTCGTTTCCAAACGACTTAATTGAACTTTATAATAACAGTTCTATTCACAATACCTGTATTAACGCTATTGTGGACGGCATTGTAGGTGAAGGTTTGACAGCTGACCCAGAATGGGTACTAGACCGTGCAAACTCTTCAAATGAAACTTGGAACGATGTTTACAAGAAAGTAGCACAAGACTATAAATTGTATGGTGGTTTTGCTTTAGAAGTGATTTGGAATAAGTCACGTACAAAAATAGCCGATATTTACCACATTGATTTTTCGTGGTTACGTGCTAAAGAAAAAAATTACAGAGGTGAAATTCCTGGATATTACATCTCTGATGAATGGAGTGAAGCATATAGATACGGTACAGCACCAATTGATGACTTACCTTTCTTACCTGTTTATAATCCACAGAAAAATATGGAA